AAGATTGTAACTCTACGTGTCCACCATGCATCTGAACACTAGGTAATATAGACTCTGTTATTATTTTATTAATCTTTTTTTCTACTTCAGACATTACTTGTTTTATTATTTTTACTTGTTAAGAATAAACCACCCTTACGATAGTCAATAGTGCCTGTTCTTTTTTTCTTTATAAAACTGCCTTTAGATGCACCTAATTCACCTTTATGTACTGTAGAACCATAGAGTTTTTTGTCTTTCTCTACTTTTTCTTTCCACTCCTTATCCGAATATCTATTAATAGGGTCTTGATCTTTTTCTTTAGCTATATTTCGTAACCTGCCTTTATATTCCCCTTCTTTATATTTTATAACCTTGCCACTTTCGTCTATAGCCTCATTTCTTTTCATCCTGTCTTTTATAATCTTTATTTTTTGCTCTGTACTAGGCTCATCTAAATCTCTTTTTCCTTTAACACTACCATGTATTTTCTTTAGCTTTTCTTTTTCTTTTTTCTCTTTTGCTTTTTTTTCAGCAAACTCTTTAAATATATTTTTACGTTTCTTCTTTTCTTTATAAAACTGCCTTTTTGTCTCTTGTTTATCTTTATTTGACATTATTTCCTCTTAAACATCTTTGCTGCTTGTCCGACACCCTTAATCCCAAATGATGCACTAATTGCGATATATAAGAGGTACTGATACCACTCTGGTAAAGTTGCCAATATACTAAATCCATGTTCCACATACTCTGTCATACCCGGAATGAAAACTAAAATTGCAGGGGTTAACAGCACAACTAAAGCAAATTCGTCTTTCCACGAATCTACTGTGGCATCTGCCATTTTACCTTCCCACTCTACTTCACCTGCAGCTACCTTTTCTGCAACGGTTGCTCTAGCTTTGGCTTCAGCTATTTTAGCGAGACCATCGGCTTTTGTTTTTTCTACTTTGTTTTGAAACCACGTTCCTGCGAGATTTGCGAGTGGTCCTATTAGTGCTTGTATCATTCTTTATTTTCTCCTGCATTCTTGCAAGTCTTATCTGTTCTTTTACTTTAGCTGTATTTACGAAATCTTGATGTTTTCTTTGCAATCTTTTTGGGTTGTTTAGCCACTTGTTTACCTGATTTAGTTGCTTTTCGTTTAGCAGCCGTAGAGGCGGCGTATTCACTGGAACTAAGAGCCTTAATCGCTTTCTCAGGTAGATAACGTTCACCAGTAGCCTTTGACCCTTGTGTAGAAGGTTTGCCTGACTTAGTTCTCCATTTTTGTTTGCCCCACGCAACTAACGACCTCTGTGATTTTTTTAATGCCATACTGTTTTCATATGCCTCTTTAATCTCTTCTATTGTTCTGTCGCATCCTATACATACATCATCTTCTAATGTGCATACACCTATGCAAGGTGTTAAAGTTTCCCTGTCCATTTACCAACAATCCAAGCTAGTAATCCTGCAAAGAATAATATAAATATAAAAGCTATTCCATAACCAAAGTATTCCATTAACTCTGCTTGACGTTTCTCTCTCATCTTCTCTTGATAACGTCTAGACTTTCTTGCTTCAGCTTGAAAAGCCTGCCAATCTTGCCATAATCCGGGTCTACCTATGTATATCATCATCTTCTTGAGTTCTGCTTCTTTTTCTTTTATTTGCTCAAGAGCCATGAACTCCTCTAAATCAGAACCACCACCTTTTGATTTTTGTTTCTTTGCTTTCTTTTCTAATTGTTCTTTTGAGAATACAAAATCAGATATATGTTTAGCACATCCTGTAAGTTCTTTTCCGTTGGATACAAAACTTTTTATTACACTAAAAGCTGCATTTGCTGCTGCAAGTTCTGCTAACATTATCTTTTCCTTCTAGGCTTACAATATGCTGTTATCTGTAGATTAGGTCCTTCCTGCTGTGGT